GCCGTGCGGGTCGTCGTAAGCCAGTGCTGCTGCTGACCGAGTATTTTGTTGATTACCTCAATCACCGTTTCACCATGATCGGGCTGGACGTCAGGAATAACACCCGACGGCGCACCGCTGTTCACCACCTCAATGCCGAAGGGCGCAGCAAGCGCCTGCGCAATCTGTACCAGCGATCGTCCGTTAAACTGTGTCGGTTCGGCTGCACAGTCAATCAGGTCAGCAGTCAGACTACGTCCGGCAATACCGGTGCTGACCGAACGGGCATCGTAACGAACGGGGGTCGCCTCCACCCAGCCGGTGATCACCAGTTCATCACCAATCAGCACCTCCACTTTTGAACCGTTTTTAATGCGCGGCTGAAGCGTGGTGATACCCTCCCCCCCCCGGCCACTGGCGGGTGATCTCCACACTGAAATCCCGTGTCAGCCGTTCAATACCGGCACCGATGCGCACCGATGTCCAGCCATTCCACTCCCGGCCATTTACCCGTAGCGTGACATTGTCGTTCATTGCACTGGCACCTTCAGAGGGATCACCGGCACAAAGCCGGGATGCGTAATGGCATTACGCCGGATAATGTCCTCGTCACGCGCCGCGTTATCAAACCAGGTCGCCGCCAGCACCAGCGCGGGTAAAACCTCATCCGGTGTGCGCTGAATGATCCGTGCAGACTGTTCAAGGCGCGTGTTGATATCCGCATTCAGATCTGCTTTCACCCGGCGCAGCGCCAGAAACAACGCATCACTGGTTGTACGGGACAACTCCTTATCAATTGCCGTATTCAGTGTGTCGCGAATGTCGGTCAGTTCTTCCCACGTTGGCAGGTCAACCGTGTTTTTCACCGCCGGTGCATTGTTCAGTGCCGGATGCGTGACGGAAGGCCAGCCAGTGCTCTGCGCAGGTGTTGTTGCCTGCCCCACTGTGGCATTCTGCATCACCGCGGAAGTTGTTGGCGCAGGCAATCGGGTGACGGCATACGCCGCTTCGCTGATTGCGGTCGTACGAAGGGTGCTGGCAACCACGTTACGCTGCTGCGTCGCCGTGGCGGTGGTTTTACTGTCCGTTTTCCAGATGCCGCGCGGTTGCAGATCGCTGCCGAGGCTGACACCGGAAAGCGTTTTGATCATGGTGACAAGGTCGCTGGCGTTACCATAAAGGCGTTTCCCGGTACGCCACATTTTCTGCACCTGCTCAACGAAATTTTTGCCTGACGATGGTGGCGGCAGAAGTACCGAGATATCCCCCTGCAACAGCCTGGCAGCATCCGATACGGCAGAATCCACCACTTTCATCGCATCAGAAACATACCCAAGCATTGTGCTGGCATTACCGACGACGTCGTTCTGTACAAAATCTGCCACGCCATCGACACTGAAACCACTGAAACTGTCACTGATGCAGTCATCCAGTGCAGAACAGGATGACATCAGCGTCTGCGCCGTCGCCGCACCTGATGTGGGGTAAGAGAGTTCTCCCGCTTCGACAAACTTCAGGTCAAAGCGGACAATACGCCCTTCACTCTTCGATGTGCTGACCCGAACCTCCCCGTCAACACAGACTTTCAGCTCACCGTATGTCGGATGGACAAGCGTGCCGGGACCGGGTTTATTCAGCGCGTCAATCAGGCGATCGCGCTGGTCAAAGCAGTCATCTCCCACCACATAAGCCGTGATGGACGGGCGGAAAGTGACTTTTCCCAGATCTTCGGTATAGGGTTTGTCGCGGTTCGGGTATTCGTGCGTTTCCACACGGCGACCGGTTCCCGCACTTTCTTCTTCAACCTTAAACGGTACGCCGCGAAATGACGCATCCTGAAGCCTGTCTTTCCACGTCATATAAACTCCGTACATAAAAAATCCCACCGGAGTGGGACTCATTAACAGATTAATTTTTCATTACCTGCAAAAGCGCGTATAACCAACATCATGGCTGACATCAAAACCGCTGGATCGCGTTTCCATAACCCGCATACCCGGAGGCGAGTTCACAAAAGAGACCTTGATCTCACCATCAACTTTTGGCGCAGAAGCTTTGTTAATCATGAAGGGATTCGGGCCTGTGGCACCGGAGGCGTTGTTTGACTGAGCCGGATCTACCGCCGGATAAGGTGTGTATCCCCGCGCCGGTATTCCCGTCCCATAAGCATCATAAGCACCCACGCCCCACTGCGCAGAGTTAATGGCATCGACCGTGTCACCGGAACTGTCGGTAAACCACTCAATAATGGGCTTCAGCTTGTCCCACATATCCTGAAACCACTTAACAACCGGTCCCCAGTTATTGATCACCATTCCCAGCGGCGACCAGGCAAAAACTTTCTTCAGAAGTTCCCAGCCAGCCTCAAAATAAGGACCAATGGTTTCCCAGAGCTTCTTAAAATAAGGTCCGACAACATCCCAGTTAGTGATAATTAATCCCGCAGCCAGAGCAATCGCCGTCGCAATCATGCCAATCGGCGTCATCGACATGATCCTGCTGACGATACTGATGGCACTGCCCACGCCCATCAATCCCAGTTTCAGAATCGCAAGACCGGCAGCAAGCCCGACGACGCCGCGAATAACCCGGGGATTTTGATCCGCAAACTTCGTGAATTTTTCCCCCAACTCCCCCAGCCATTGCGTGATATTTTTGGCGTCACCAGAAAATGCGCCGCCAATAGCCGCAAGGCCGTTAGTTGCGGTCCCTGTCATTGCCTCCCACAGGTTGGACAGCGTACCAAGCTGTGCCTGAACACGTTTATTCAGGCTGGCCTGTTTATTCATCTTCTGCTGGATCTGATCGTAACCATCCTTTCCTTTATCGATCAGGGCATTGACCACCTGAAGGGTTTCGGCATCATCACCAAATATTGCCTTAAGTACACCTGTTCGCTTAACGTCGGTCAGTTTTCGCAGCTTTGCCAGTTGCCTGAACATGTTATCAAGACCGCCAAAACTCCCTTTGCCGTCAGTAAAATCGAGCTGCACTCCGAGTTTCTGGCGGGCCATGACTTTATTGACGTCCCTGATTTTCTTAACGCTTAATCCGGACTGGATAACTTTTCGCAGGGCGTTACCTGCCGACTCCCCGTTCATCCCCATCTGATCCATCATGACGCTGATGGGGGCAAGGCTCTGTGCAGCCTGAAGACCGTCCTTGTTCACCATCTTCAGAACAGAGCTGGTTTTAGTGAAGAAGGACAACATGTTGGTATCGTCAACGCCCAGATAAAACGCCTTCTGGATAGTGTCGAACAGCCCCATCATGTCTTCTGACGCCGTTCCGGTAGCATCCTGCATCTTTGCGGCAAACTCGGCAGCCGCTTCCGGTGTTTTTTTCAGTTGTACCGCAAGATAAGCTGTCGCTTTACCCACACCGCCAAGAATGTTTTCTGCCGGGATCCCCTGACGCACCAGCATCTGCATCATGTTCTGGAAATCAGCCGTTGTACCGGGTAGCTGGTTACCCAGGCCAATAGCCAGTTTATTGATGTCCTGAAAGCGCTTTCCAATCTCGCCGTTCGCATCCATCATGGCGACTTTCAGCCCGGTGGCGGCGTTTTCCTGATCGGCATAAGATTTCAGGGAAAGCGTCAGACCCGCTGCCAGTCCGCCACCAAGCGCCAGCCCACCCTGTGACGCTTCTTCCGCCTGGCGTTTAAATCCCCGGATTTTCTTTTGCATTTTCGACAGCGCGGGAGAAAGCCTGTCGACACCGGTGATCAACGCCTTAAGCTCAAATTCAGCCATGTGTGCGTTTCTCCTGCTCTATCCTGTTTGCCTGACTGACCAGCAAGGGAATTTCACTGATCGACATATTCAGCAATTCGAAGGGATTAATGCGCCAGTAGCTGGCGCAGTCAAAGAAGCGATCAGTGAGGTATTCAGCCGTCAGGCCTGGAGGAAAAAACCAGCCACAAGCCACGCCGCTGCATTCAGGTCTGCCGGAGACATCTGGTCGACAGAGCTTTGCGGCACTTTCGCCAGCCGCACAATGTATTTCGACACCACATGCGCCAGAAGTCTGACGGACTCATCCTGATTCATCTGGTAGGGATACCCCAGCTCGCGGACATCCTTCCCGGTGGGCTCATCAAACTCCAGTACGGAGAGTGTCTCGCCATGAGCAGTAATCGGTTTCTTTAACTCAAGCTCTTTCATTACTGGTAATCCCCTTCTTCACCGTGGAACTCAAGATCAACCGTGCCTTCTTCGGCATTATGGTTCGCTTCGCCGTGCAGCCAGGCAGACGACAGTACATAGACCTGACCGTTCGCCAACTCGGCAGTGATGGTCATCTCATCAGACGAGGTGATTTTGCTCACCGGAAAATTCTTCGGCACCTTGAAGGTCCCTTTGACATAAGGCGCACGGTGAGTTTCCTTGCGGTCCACTGAACCGTCCAGGCCGATGATGTCATCATTGACCGTCCTGTTCATGGGCACCTCAATGCCGCCGGTCAGCGATAGCTGCTGACCGTCAATTTTGAAATAACAGGTTCCCCCGATACGGGCCATTATGCAGACTCCTCTGAATACTGAAGACGGAACTGGTTAACCACGGCAAAGACACGCAACTGGTTAACATAGTCAGGCGGGAACAGCGTGTTCAGGCGGTTCGGATCGCTGGCATCACGCTCCACAACCAGGTACTGCTTAAACAGTTCGTAGTTTTCCACGATCCCCGCACGCTCGAGCTGACGGTAGGTTGCCAGCAGTTCCCCTTTGATCACCGCCGGGGTGACAATCGCCTGACCGGGACCAAAGCGGGTACCGTCACTGGCAAGCTTGTGACGCCCGTACTTACTGGTAATGACGGATTTCAGTTTGCGCAGTACATACGCGCTGGTATGCAGCGTCTCGCTGTCGAGGTAGCTGTTATCCGCAACCCCGTAAGCGTTTTTCCTGTACGTGGTGACATCACGCTGAATGCGCAGCACCCCGCTTTCGACATACGCCGTTGCCACGCCATGAGACAGCAGGGTCTGCTGCTCGGTCATCGTGAACCGTTTCCCCTTCGGCGCAGGCAGCATACCCACCAGCTCACCGGTCTGCGTGGGACGTGCCGGATCGTTGCGGATAAACACTGCCGCGCGGGCGGTACGGCTGGCTGCCAGCTCGTCGGCAGGCGTCTGGGTTTCTTTTTCGTACCCCGCCAGGGTGATGTGCTGCTGGTTAAACTGGTCACCTGCGTTCACCAGTTCTGACAGTGTGCCGGTCTTTGCCGTATACACATGACCATACAGCTGACGCGCATAGCTCCAGCGACCGCTGGTATCGTTCATCTCGGTCACCAGCGTGTTAACGGAGGCCGTGTCGTTGAACGGCAGACCGATATAATCAAACGGCTCATCCGCCATTGCAGCCACCGCGCCGGTGAGAACCGGAGCGCCCGTTCCGGCGGTCCCCGTCGCCACGGCAATCTGTACGCCCGCTGGCAGCACTTCGCCCCCACCGAAGCCGTAGTAATTGAGGCTGACAGGAATTTCATTCCCGCAAAGCCCCTTATGACGCGCGGTCAGCGTGACAACACCAGCCGAAGATGAAGCTGTAAACGGCAGAGTCGGAACGGCATTGATGGCATCCTGGATACTGCTGGCAATCATCGTGACGTTATCGCCATTGGTCACCGGTGCCTGCACGCGGGTACGTCCCACATACACATTCACCGTGCCGGTTTCGGTTGCCGCCCCGGTCACCGTCAGCGTAACCGTTGCCGCCGCGCCCGTGGATTCAGGAACGGCAATCACATACAGCTCACCAAACGGGTCGGTCTGGCGATAAGCCTCGACCATACGCGCCAGCTGACTTCCCACACCACAAATCTGGCGTGCATAGTCTGCCGACGGCATCAGCACCAGACTGTTGGCAACAATCTCTGCACCGTTATTGGCATGACCAATCAGCAGCGATGCTCCGCTGTCCTGTGCAGTATTCGCCGCCTGGTTATCCATTTCCGCATAAAACAACGGAACCAGCGTATTCGACGGAATGGTGTTAAAGCTTATCGTCATCGGTATTCACCTTTTTATTCACGCGCCGGATATCACCCGCTGCTTCACGGCGCAGCCAGTAGTTGTTCTCATCAACATTTCGCCCTTCGGCGGGCAAAAGGTCGCCGCGGGCAGGATCAGGAACTGACCGCCCTTTAACAGGTTTGACAAACATGAGGATCCTCAGGAAGGAAGGGTTATTTCGGTGTGATGTTCGATATCGCCGTCAGGTCCGTTACCGGGCTCGAGATAATCAACATCAATCGCCAGCGTTTGCAGTTCATCCAGACTGTTCAGGTCATCCTGCTGGCGGGTATCGTCTTCGGTCAGCTCACTGATGACCGAAAAATCGAACTGATAAATCAGCTCATGACGATTCAGATCCAGCAGCGTGCCGCCGTCATAGGTAATCGGGTTACCGCACGCTTCCGGGTTCCAGCCCAGCAGGGCCTTAAAGAGCATCTGCCGGACATCGTCCACCACATCATACGAGGCAAACTGACCGCGCTCATCACGCCCGTTACTCAGTATGACAACCACGGAGAAGCCCTCTTTCAGCTCCTGCCAGTAGTCGGTCTGGCTTTTGTTTTCTCCCGGAGAGTCATCCCCCGGTACCACATACGCCGCCGGGAGTCTCAGCTTTCCGACCTCCGGCAGATTTTTGAACTGGGCCGCGCCTGCCACCCGGTTTTCAAAATACGGGCAGCGGGCACGCAGCGCAGCAATAACAGGCGTCAGTTTCATCTGCGTCGTCGCTCCGGCTTCAGTGATTTACGTAATTCCCGCGCCAGAAAATAGCGTGTCCAGCTGCGGTTCTTTTCAAGCGTTTCCACCATAAAGTTATTACGTGGAGCCAGCCGCCAGCCGCTGCCACCAGATGCACCACGATGATGACTACGACGACGTTTTGCTCCTCCCCGGACACCAAAAAACAGAAACGCCGGATAGAAGTCACCAGAGATCATCCGGTTCCCCTTCCCGTTGCGCTGGTTAGGGGCAATGCGTGTCATAAAACCGGCTCGCTTTTTACTGGCTCTGGGTACCATGTAACCAATCGAACGAGCCAGGCGTCCGGTCTGATAACCGGGGTTTTCACCCGGTGCCGACCGCGCACGGCGCATCACCAGCCGTCGGGCATCACGCATATGACGCTGACCAATCGTGACAAACGCCCGCCGGACACGGGCGCGGTTAAAGCGCATCTCCGCGGGCTGCTGAACATCAACGTGCAAAAAGGAAGTCGCCATTGTTGCCTCCGTGACTCTGCGTAAATTCGCCCAGCTCCGTACACTCCAGCAGCAGAAAGCGCCGCGCTCCGTTCAGATCGCGCTGACGTTTCACCCGGTACACACTGTCACCGCAGACCACCTCATAATCAGCGGTGATCCCCCGGCGGTAACGAATGGTGATGTAATGGGTGATGGCGTCCCCGGTCTGCGCGGTTTCCTGCCAGTGGTGGCACTGGTCTGGATACCTTCGCCATGTCAGAACGTAACCGGTATGAGCTCACGCAAAGTTATCCGCGGGCATATCACCGCTGCGATCAGGACGCGTTATCAGTTCACCGGGGTCCGGCAGAATGTAGGTTGCGCTGGTCTGCGCCTGACGAATTTTCATTGCGGGAAATACCTGTACGGGCCGACAAGCCAGTTAAAGCTCATTGGCAACTCCATTTTCTCAACGTCTGTAACCGACGAGCGATTTTCGTAAAAATGGCTGATAAGCATCAGCATCCCCAGACGAATATCATCCGGCAGGTGCAGCCCGTCCGGATCGCTGTCCGGAATGGTTTCATCCGGAGCATAGAGCTTCCGGTTCAGATACGTTTCCGTCCGCTTTTGCGCCGCACAGGCCAGCAGTTGCAGATGGCGGTTATCAGCATCGAAATCCTCATCCAGCCGGAGTTGGGCTTTAATCTCTTCCATTGTCAGAAGCATACTCAGCCCTCTTTACTGGCCGTGGCTTTTTTCTCTTTTGCCGCTTTACTGCTTTTTGCACTGGTTCCGCGCTCTGCTAACCCGGCCTGAAGTGCAATCTCCTGCACCCGGGCAGGAAGCGCCCCGTCGTCATACTCACCGGCCCGAATGACCTCAACACGCATACCGTCCGGTGACCATTTCAGATCTTGTTTCAGGATCATGATTCTTCACCCGTCAGAACAGGGGGCGCGGTTCCGCGCCCCTGAATGATTACGCCGCTGCAATCTTCAGCAGTTTGATGGCCTGCGAATCGACCAGCATCCCGCCGGTGCGCTTGGTGGTATAAAAACCGACAAACGGTTTATTGGTGTACGGGTCACGCAGAATGCGGGTGCCGATACGGTCAACGATGGTGTAACCCCGTTTGAAGTTACCAAATGCAATGGCTTTCGCATCAGCGGCGATATCCGGCATCTGTTCGTTTTCAGCGATACCGTAACCCGCCAGAGAGGACGGCTGCCCCAGCTCCAGCCCCGGACGCCACAGATAGTTACCCTCGCTGTCTTTCAGCAGACGGATGGCAAACAGGCTGTTGTTGTTCATCATGAACTTCGCGCCGGTGCGGTGTGCCTTACGCAGCGTGTAAATCAGTTTGATAATGGCGTCTGCGGTCACCGTCGTCGCTTCACCGGATACAATATGTTGAAGTTTACCGAACGCACGAACCTTATCGGTTTCATCCGTGGATTCATACGCCAGGAACCCTTTTGGCTTCTTGGTGCCATCGCCGGTGGTAAAGGCAATTTCTTCCTGTTCGGCAAATTCGGTTGCCAGCTCGCTGTTGATCCAGGCTTCCACGTTGAAAAAGGCATCATCCAGCATTTTCTGGGTAGCCTGCGGGTTACCGTAGATTTCCCCCATGAAAGGTTCAATCAGGCCCAGTTTTGAGGTGGCAGTCTGGGAGCGCGCGTCAGTCTCGCCAACCCATCCGGAAGCCGTGCCGCCCAGATTCACCAGTTTTTTGTAGTCGGAACCACCAACGGTGATCACCGTGGCTTCCTGGCGCATCACCACTTCATCTTTCAGCAGGGTGAGAATGTTGCGATCCAGTGCTTCCGGCACGGCATAGCCGCCGTCTTCATCGGTGCCCACCTGCAATGCCTTGCGCTCCAGATCGCGCAGACCGTCTTCACGGCCTTTACGCAGAAAGCCCACAAACGCCTCTTTGTGCTCGGTGGCCAGTTTATTTTGCACACCACCTGCCGGACGTTTCAGCTCAAGCAGCTCTTTTTCAAGGTCGCTTTTGAGGTTTTCCAGCTCGCTGAGTTTTCCGTTCAGGGTTTCCACCTGCCCGGCAAGTTTGCCTTTTTCCTGCTCAATCGCCTCAACGCGCTTGTCGTTCTTTGCTTTGAAGTCGTCAAACTTCTGCTGCAGCTCCTGCGCGACCTGTTCGACATCTTTAATATCAACCGCCATCGTATTTCTCCTGATTAGAAGTTCAGATTTTTCAGTGCATTCAATGCAGAGCCCACATCCTCAGCGTCGCGCAGGGACAGTGCGCCATAGCCCCCGGCCATGAATGCTTTGGCCTGGGTACGGGAGAGTCCGACATCACGCAGGACTCTTTCGATTTTTTTCTGTTCGGGGATTTCCCCGCGGGCCAGTGCGTTCTTGACGTCGCTGATCCGCGCCTCGTCGTTAGACGGGAACGTCACCAGGCTGACTTCCCAGAGGTCGATTTCTTTCAGCAGAAAGGCTTCTTTGCTCCGGTCGTATTCCCAGTCTTTCAGGGCGTACCCAATAGAAAGGCCGGTTAACGAACCGGCCTTCATGTGTGCATGTGCGCGTTTTGCGAGGGGATCATCATCAATAAGCAACCGTCCCCTGACGTAAAGCCCGACATCGTCTTCCTTCATTTCGGTGTAAACACCGATGGGTTCATCCATGCGGTGCTGCCAGAGCAGCGCAGGTAACGCTTTTCTGTCACTCCACGCCCGCAGGGAAGCAGCAAATGCCCCGGACATCACCACATCATCGTGGCTGTCCTTTACACCAAAGACGGAGCCATACCCTTCAAACTCACCGGAGTCACTGACAGATTTCAGACTCAGCGGTACATCAAGACGTTGTTTCGTCTGCATTGGCGTTATCCTTCTGCTTACCGGCTTTACTGCCATCGGAGGGTTTCGTGGTCATGTTCATCGGTGTGAGATAGACATCACCACCGGGACGCGGATTCATATCTTCCAGGTCACGGCAGTCATTGGGAGAGTAAATTCCCCAGTTGATCCCGGTGGCGTAGGCTTCAAAACGGGACTTCATATCTCCGCGCAGTAACGCCCCGGCGTTAAATTTGGCGTAATAAACGCCCTGCTTACTTTTTCGTACCAGTCCGGTGTTGATCCGCTGTTCGATGCGGGTCAGATACGGCACCAGTGAATAATTGATAAATCCCAGCCCCAGCTCTTCGATATTGTTGAAGGTGGCGCGATCGGTGTTCTGCACCATGTGCAACGGCACCCGGAACAGACGACAGATTTCTTCAAGCTGAAACTTGCGGGTTTCCAGGAACTGGCTGTCCTCGGCGTTCAGCGCCATCGACTTCCAGTCCAGCCCCATCTCAAGGATCATCGGGCGGTGAGCATTGCCAAGCCCGGTGTGACGCTCCTCAAAATCTTTCTTCAGGCGCTCGTAAGCCTGATCTGACAGCGTTTGCTCTGTACGCAACACACCCGACGTCACCGCACCATTGCTGAACAGTCTGGCCCCGTGCTCTTCGGTCGCTGCCGCCAGCGATATTGCCTCGCGGGCATAGGCGACGGGATTCAGCCCCACCAGTCCGTCCAGCGTCAGCGTGCGCACATGCCAGATATCCTCCTGGGTCAGCACATCCGTGGAGCCGTCCGGGAATGTGACCTGATAGACCGGCTCCCAGCTACTGTTAAGCTTCGGTACCACACAACCGGGATCGACGGGCAGCAGTTCAGCCACTTCGCCAAATGCTTTCACTTTGTAGGCGTAAAAGTTTCCCCGCAGACACAGACAGGTGACCACCAGCTCCCAGAACTCCTGCGGCGTCATATAGCCATTAGGATGCGTGGAGATCAGCTTATGCAGACGTTCGCCGGTGGCTCTCTGTTTCAGGCTGCCGTTCAGGTGATACAGATTGCAGGGCAACATCCCGACCGACTCTGCCAGCACCCTGACGCAGGAAAAAACCGCCGTCAGTCGCATGGCCCGCTGGCTGCTGATCTGCTTTCCGGTATAGGTGTCGTAGGACAGCCCGATAGCATCTGCCAGCTCTGCTGGCGTGGTCACCGGTGCGTTACTTTTTCTTTGAAATAATCCCGAAAAGAACACTATTTACCTCCGCCGACAGACGACTGTGTACGGTCGAGATATCGCGCCACCAGCCACGACCAGAACAGGCACAACGCCCCGGCAACAACAAACCCCGCCGGGGGATAAATCAGCCAGGCACCATACGCCAGCAAAATCGCACCCAGCACGCCCACCAGAGGCGCGAGAATCAGCATGATCATAATTACCTCAGTTACAGCGAGCGGATCCCGTAGGACTCAATGTGATCAGACAGCGTGTCTTCTTTCTCAAATAGCATGCAACGACCAATCGCCATAATCAGCGCCACAGCACCATCGATTTTGTTTTCGTTACCTTGTTTGATCGGACGAACAACATCATCGTCGCCGGGAATGTGCTTTCCAATCACGTTGCTGACACACCATGTCATCACAGGATTACCATCATGATGAAAACGCCCGGCCTCGATAGCCGCCTCAAGTTCCTTCATGGGATCCGACATATTGGTGTAGTTCTGAATGATGGTAATAGGGTTTAAGTTTTCATCAGCAAGGTGGTGAGAAAGGTTTGTGGCTCCGTGGGGATCTATAGGTGACTCCTCCACTGCGTTTAAGCGATTTGCTTCTTTCGCAGACTCAAGGATCTCCCGGTAATCAATTTCCGCACCATCGGTAACGGTAATAAATCCCCCTTCAACCCACTTCTGATAACGTTCTGCTGTGCGACTGTCTGTCACATCAGCGCTATAGATTGTGTCGTAGGGAACAAAAAACTTGGGTGCGACACAATAATAATGCGTTTTACCGTCAATCTCTCGGGTAAAAAGCCGTACCATTGCGTTCAAATCCAGCTTTCGCGCAAGGTCAAACGCCAGAATGCAGGTATGCCCCTCAAAACGCTCCAGCGTCAGACTCCTGTCCTCACATTTCTGCCAGTTTACAAGATTGAAGAAGGCGTCTTTTGCTGCCACCCAGATATTCAGATGTTTCGTTTTGAACACGCCCACTTTTCGTGGGTTGTTAATTGCCGCGCGCTGTTGAGATAACAGGTAATCACTGTAGACAGAAATCCCCATATTGGGGTTCGCTTTACGCAATACCGCCGGATCTGTCCAGTCATCCCCGTCGTCAATGGTATAAATAATCCCGAACAGTTCATCATTGGGCACAATCCCTTCAAGCATTTCGATCACTTCACGCCGTTTGTCGTAGCATGGCCCTTCAATGTTATAGCCCGCAGTGGTGATACCAAAAATCAGCGGCTGACGACGTGCCCCCATCCCGGTTTGCATCGTCTGGTAAAGTGCATCGGTCTGATGCTCGTGATATTCATCAATGAGAGCGCAACTCGGCGACGCGCCGTCTCCGGGATCTCCAATCAACGGTTCAAAACGGGCACCGTCCTCCGGACGGCTCATGCTTTGAGCATGTACTTCAATACCAAATGCTTCACGCAATGGCTCCGTGCGTTGCGCCATCAGTCTGGCTGGACGAAAAACTTCCCACGCCTGTTTCTCTGTTGTGGCCCCGGAATACACTTCAGCGCCAAATTCATCATCGCAGGCAAACATATACAGACCAACGCCAGCAGACATTGCTGATTTCCCGTTTTTACGGGGTATTTCGTTGTAAGCCTCGCGAAATCGACGCAGACCGCTCTTTTTTCTCACCCACCCAAACACAACACAGATACAGAACAACTGCCAGGGTTCAAGCGTAATGGGCATCCGCTTAAATGCCCACTCCCCTTTGGTGTGTGGCAAAAGCTGGATAAATTTCGCCACCCGCTCAGCTTTATCTTTATCAAATTTAAACGGATAGTTTTTTTTAACTGAATTTTCCAGGTCATCAAGGTGACGCTGGCAGGCCAGAACGACATAACGGCAAACCTGAATTTTTCCGCGAACCACATCACGTGCATACTGATTTGCGGCATTAACGTTCACGTAATTTTTTCGTGTCATAGGTTTTTAAATGGATTATCGCTCCCCTGCTTCGGCGTGATAAGCCGCTGCCGACTGGCAGGATCGAGTCCTAATAAACTACCGAATGTCACCATTTGTCTGGCGGCCTCATTTGCCGCCGTGAGTGCCGGGTTTTTCTTTGGCCCCGCCTCACTCTCTACCGTAATCCCAACGCGCATAACCTCCTGCTGCGACTCATGCCAGTTGCGAAAAGCAGTGCAGAATGCAACGACGTTGTGCAAATCAGTAACATAAAGAACTCGCTGGGCACAGAGCTCACGAATAATGGTGTCCCACATATGACGAGCGGTTTCATCAAACCACTCGGGAGGCTCAGCATGGGTGATCGGCGTGAATTTTGGTTCAAACTTATTTAATGCCCGCTTGCCGGGATTGCCTGCCAGTTCCTTACGGGTAGTCGGCTTCGGCTTTCTCCCTCTTCCGGGCGCAACAGATTTTTCTGACATGTCAAATCCTGAAATTTTTAATTTCGCGGGTGTAAAAATTTGACGAGGCGGGCGGTCCCGGACAGCCAGGGCTGCAGGGATTTGCCCCGCCCCTCCCTACAAGTGAGAATAATTATCACCTGATTCGTTCGCGCGCTGTTTTCGCTTTATGGCAGGGCCAGCACAGACTCTGCAGGTTGCTGTCTGCGTCTGTTCCGCCATGCGCTTTCGGGATGATGTGGTCGACGGTTTTCGCCTCGCTCACCACACCGGCACGCAGACACAACTGACACAGACCTTTATCGCGCTTCAGAATACGGGCACGAATCACCGTCCATTTTGAGCCATAGCCACGCTGGTGGCGGCTCAGTCCGCGCTGGTGCTGCACCCAGCCTTCACCGCGATGCTTATCGCAGTAACCCGAACTGTCTGTTGTTGTGCCTGCACATCCACGCTTACGACAGGCGCGGGGTATTCGTGATGGCATTGGAATCTCCTTAATACCGACATTATCGCAGCCCCTCACTGAAGGGCTGCTGTAATGCCTGTTACTCACGAATCAATCGAGCATGTTGACCGCTCATTTCAGTGCGTAAGTATTGTGGCTTGCCGTCAATCAACGCGGTGATTAACTTATCACCTGTAGGTTTCCACATAATTTTCTCCTGTTTTAATGCCCCTTGCCGCCGGGCAGTTGATCAAAGTTCATCTTGATTCGGCAAGATTTAGAATGAATAAGATAAAATTGGCACACGCAGCAGAATTTCATGCTTTCCGGACGCTGACGCACCCTTCATTTTTCAGCAAAATATTCTGCTCTTACAGGCGATCAGTTCTGCAGACACTGCCGAACACCGTCGACAATTTCACAGACCTGAGACGCGGTATCGAAAAGCTGGCGCGCCTTATCCAGGCTGACGCACCCCACCAATAAAAAAGGCACCAGTATCGCTACCAGTGCCCGTTTCACCGCCGTTCGCGGCATTCTGTGTGTCCAGTGTTTTCGCGCCATATCACCACCAACGCACAGCCCAAATCAGAACAGCGACCGCCACAAGGCGAATTGCAAAGGCCGCAGCCCTTGTCAAATCAAGGCTCGCGGGAGTTTCCATTTCAATACCTTTCATAATGGACAACCTCAAAAAGAATCTTTTATACTTTCCCACGAGGATTTTCTCCGTACTCACTAATCACAATTTCCCCTTTGACGTGAAAACTAAAAACCCCGGACTGTTCCCCCAGCCGGGGTTTTGTTTTACTTATCGCTTCAGCTGAAAGTGAGGTCCGTCTTTCAGCGTTTTCCAGTCCCCGCCCCATTCGATAGCGATCCCCAGCTCTGCGGCAGCCTGCTTAAATGCCTGTGCGATTTTCTCGTACAGAGGCCACTCCCATGACACCTGACTGCCAATGTAGGCCACAACATCCACCGCATCACCGGTCAGGTGGCGGCTGTTCATGGTCTGGCTTTTCCCTTCCGCAACCAGCTGTTTCTGGCGATACTTACTGCGCAGGCCTTCCGTAATACCGAAATCAACCTCCGTCAGCTCCAGCGCACGGCGAACTACAGCAACCAGCTGTGGTTTGACACCCTCCAGATTTTTTTCACTGCGACGGCTGAATCTGAATTTACCCGGCATATTCACCTCAACAATGGAAAGATTTTTGTGACGTTCCCGCGTGCGCGTATCACCAGCACGCAGAACAGCAGATTAAAAAACACTTCCAGCCAGCCCGTTGCTAACGGGCGACCACACAGATAGCTGAGGGGCGCAAAGGCATACAGCAGCATCAGCAGCCAGGCCAGCCATGACACCAGCGGTTTATGTCTGGAATCACGGCGACGATAAAAAAAGAGCATCAGCACGATAACCGTGCATAACGCCACATTCAGCAATCCGGGAAGGTTACTTAACATTGCCGCCTCCTCCACCCCGCAGGCGGGAGAACACACCGGACACCAGCGATGCAATATCCTGCTGGTGGATGAACGAGAGAATCTTCACCGACACCACCGAGACCAGCACCGCGCAAAGCGCATCTGCTGATGTACCGTCATACCCTGTTTTTGATGCAATCCAGGCTGACAGCACACGCGCTCCCAGCACGCCGACAATAAACGACACCAGAAAATGTGCCACCACGCGCCAGACTGAAAGTGACTGCGGCATCGTTGCCACAAATAACGCCCCGGCGAACGCGCCAAACACAATCCCGAAATCCATCCCGGTAAACAGCCCGAATACCGTCGCGCCACCCAGCGCAGCAGCCGTGCCGGAACCGGATAAGGGTTCAGACATACTTCCTCCTGAAAATAAAAAAGGGCCACCAGCGACCCGTAAAAAAACACCCCGTCAAAGGCATCCGCAGATGCCTTTTGTGTGATGTTATTCAGATTTACGCAGTAAAGGCCGGAGCACGACCAGCGCCATCGCCACCAGCACACCATCTGTCAGCACCGACATCAGTCGTCCGGTGAAATCAACCACCACTACCAGAAACAACAGGATGACAGCCAGCACAAGGCGCGCACTTTTCACAGGTACTGCTCCAGCGGCAACTGCAGCGCCTGCGCAATTTTCTTCAGTTGCGCTTCTTCTTCCTGACCGATACCGTCCTGGTCAGCGATATCCAGACACAGGCACAGCACATTAACTGCATCATCAGTACCGGCAACATCAGCCAGCTGACGAAGAGCTTCGGCATTGGCAGAACGCGGCGACGCTTCATAACGGGCGCGGATATTTGCACTCATTTGTGCAATCTCACCGGAGAACGGCGCAAAGACAGGAAGTGCTGCAATGGTTTTTTCCAGTACCGCGATTTCTTTCGCGTCACAGGTGCCGTCAGCGTATGCAATGGAGTACGCGCCCCAGACGGTCGCCTCCACTGCGTCACGGTTCTCCATCTTCTTCACTTCGGTAATGGCCTTGCGGGTTTTCTTTTTGAAAATACCAAACATCGTGACTTTTCCTTTTAGTGGGTGAGCCTGCGCCCGGGGGTGACCAGCCCACAGAGAAAGTCACACTGACCATCCCGTAAGCTCATCCCTGAAAGGCTCTGTGGTTTTTTGATGTGCGCCGGGCGTGGCGCGGATATGAAAAAGGCCCGCCGAAGCGAGCCTGGAAAAATAAGCGTGGCGCGTTGTACTGGATTCGAACCAGTGACCGATTGCTTAGAAGGCAATTGCTCTGTCCGGCTGAGCTAACAACGCAGGGTACAGATAATGGACCGCCATCGAGGACTCGAACCCCGCGCAACCAGCTTCGAAGGCTGGCGCTCTATCCTGATGAGCTAATGGCGGTATGTGATGGTGGCCCTTGCTGGATTTGAACCAGCGACCTGGCGATTATGAGTCGCTCGCTCTCACCACTGAGCTAAAGGGCCGGGAGCAGAATAATAATGGTGCGTAATTAATTCTGCAATCTCATCCGTTTCAAACGATTAAATCCTGAACTTCCCTGACTGTCTGTTCAAAACGTCCTGTCTCCAGCTCAACACCAATCGCACAACGCCCCAGTGCCATCGCCGCTTTTACCGTTGAACCTGAACCCATAAAAAAATCTGCAACCAGGTCTCCCGGACGACTGCTCGCGTTGATTATCTGCTGCAGCATTTCTGCCGGTTTTTCGCACGGATGTTTCCCTGGATAGTACTGCACCGGTTTATGCGTCCAGACATCGGTGTACGGAACCTGCGCCGTCACACCGAAATACCGCCGCAAATTTTTATATTCACTCAGCAGTTCCGTATACTGCCGGTTCAGCTCACTGTATGTGCTGACCAGCTGGTGGTGTGGCTTTTCCAGTTCCCCGCGCTGATGTTTTTCTGCCGCAACACGCGCAAACAACGCCTGCAATTTGTTGTAATCACCCTCGTTCGGTAACTGCCACTGACTGGTACCAAACCAGTGCGAAGCCATGTTTTTCTTTCCGGTGGCTTCCGCTATCTGTTTTGACGTTATTCCCAGTGATTTACGCGCATCACGAAAGTAAGAAATCAGCGGGGCCATGACGTGCTGTTTTAGCTCGCGCCCCTGTGCCACATAGCCATCATCTTTCGGGCGATACGGTCCCTGATAATGTTCTGCAAACAGAATGCGCTCTGTTGCCGGAAAATACGCCCGCAGACTTTCCTTATTGCACCCGTTCCAGCGTCCGGACGGCTTCGCCCAGATAATGTGGTTCAGCACATTAAAGCGCTCACGCATCATGATTTCGGTGTCAGATGCCAGGCGATGACCACAGAACAGGTAAAGACTTCCGGTAGGCTTCAGTACCCGCCAGAACTGCGCCAGACACTGGTCCAGCCATTTCAGGTAATCATCGTCGCCCTCCCACTGGTTATCCCAGCCCTCGGGCTTCACTTTAAAGTATGGCGGGTCTGTGACTATCAGATCGACAGAATTTTCCGGTAAGGTCTGGATAAATTCCAGGCAATCAGCGTTGATTAACTCACAACTGGATATTTTTACAGTATTGGCCATAGATCAATAAGCACTTCTCTGATAGGCTCATACCGCTTTTGCGCAAAGCAGATGGGCCTGAGGTTTGCTTGTGACCCCAACGCATGAGCAGATGGCTGGCAGGTGCCGCTAACACCCACCAGCCGCCCATTACCACAAATTAAAAAACCTTCACTGAGGAAGGCGTCTGTAACAACCGAACTGATAATCTGCCAGACCCGCCATAACAAGCTGAGTCAGTATTAACTGGCAGCGTTCGCGTGAAAGGTAAGTATTCTGCGCAATTTCCCCGACGGTCGCCGGTTCGGTGACGCTTAATTCATTAAACACCACTCTGGCGGTTTCGGTCATATCCTGCTGTTTTAGCATGC